AGAAGCGTTAGACCAATCGATGCGACTTTTAAACTCTTACCAAAACCAGTTAATTTACCATCGCTGTCCTTTAGTCTTTCACCAAACCTTCTACCCATTTCGGTATTTTCAATAAAACCGTCTTTCATTGTCGAAAGCGATGATGCAACCGCACCACCCGTTGATGTTATGGCTTTATACGATGCGGTGATCGCACCGGAACCGTCAGCCATCGCCGATGATGCGCTATCCATGCTAGACCCAAGCTGGTCGAAGTCCTGTGATAAATCTTTCGTGCCTTGATGGAATGCGCCGAGTAACCCCTTGGTTCCTTTTTGTGCATCACGCATCGCTTTTTCTAAATCAGCGGCTGCATTACCAGCACCATTATCGCCATCACGTGTTCCGGGCGCACCGCTTCCGCCACCGGGAGTGCCACCAGATTGCATTGCATTAACAATGCGGTCAGGTAGACCATTCAATGTATTTAATAAGGTTTGTACTTGCTGATCATTCATATAATTATATACCAAGTTAATTAGTGCAATAAATAACACACTACTATATTGTATTTATACGGAGAAATTAATGGAAACCCCTAATACTAACCCACTTTCTGGACATTTTCGAACACCAGCACTTTTTTTAGACTTGCCGTCGAAAGGCGAGCATTATTCGCCCGGTGCACTTGAATTGGAGGAAGGTTCAACCGAAGTCGCGGTTATGCCTATGACAGCACGGGATGAAATTGCGCTAAACACGCCCGATTCACTTATGAATGGATCAGCAACAAGACAAGTTATTCAAAGTTGCATTCCGCAAATCAAAGATGCTGCGGGTGTGCCTACTACCGACATCGATTCTATCCTTATTGCTATCCGTATTGCCACGTATGGCGAAGAAATGGATTTCACTAGTATTTGCCCTAGCTGCAAAGAAGAAAATAAGTTTGCAATCGATTTACGCATCATGCTTGATCAAAAAAGACACATCGATTTCTCAGAACCGCATATGGTCAAAGATTTGAAAATATATTTCAAACCGCAGATGTTTAGTCAGCTTAATAAAGTCAGTATGCAGACGTTCGAAGAACAGCGTTTATTGACATTGCTCGATAATCCAGATAATACAATGGATGATGAGCGTAAAAATAAACTTTATGCTGATTATCTTAGTAATATTAGTAACTTATCCATGGATATCACGAGCAATTTCATTGATAAGATTGTAATGCCTGATGGAACTGAAGTTATTGATCGTAAACATATATTTGAATTCGTAACTAATACGGATAAGCGTTCATATGAAATGATTGAAAATATTCTTACGGTGTTCCGCAAACAAATGGAGTTAAACCCATTAAATCTAACTTGTATGGATTGTAAGCACGAATATACTGCACCGCTTGAATTCGAGGCATCAAATTTTTTCGGGTAAGGCTTCTATCGCTCAATAATCAGGATATCGTAAAGTTACTAGACAGTTACGATAAAAATGTGGAAGCCTTACGAAAAGAACTCCTGACAATATGCTGGTGGATGCGTGGCGGTGTCACGCTTAATGAGGTATATATTATGCCGCCGAAGGATCGTGCATTAATTTCTGAAATCATTCAATCGAATATGGAAGCAACCAAAGAAACACAAATGCCGTTTATTTAATAAATACGTATATGAAATATCGTGAATTAATATTCGAAGCAGGAACTGGACCGAAACCCGATGATGAAAAGCTTATCAATAAGCTTGGCAATGGTGGTAAAGGCTCTAAAAAAGCATATGCACTACTTAAACAATCTGCTTTTGGTAACCTTGGATCATCCGACACAGCTATATTAGTCAAGTTAATGACCGCAGCTGGTAATGAATATACCGATTTATTGCAGCGAATGGATGGAACAAGTAGCGAATTCAGACGTTTCTTTCCGCAACAACAAACTGATACCACCCCACAACAAAGTACCAATAATAATCTTTCTGCGGATGAATTCAGAACACGCAAGAAGAACATCAAGAAAGATGCGCCTAAACTTGCAAGATTATTTGCTAAGAAATGGGAAGATTACTATGTCAATGCCACGAAAGATGAAGCAGTAGAGGATTCTAAAACACTTGAAATTTTCAAGAACTTTATGAATGGCATTATTGGTGGAGTTAAAGGCGTAGGCATCGGAGACTTTGATAATGAAGTTGAGAATATTGATGGCATGAAGGCTTATATTGCAAAGAAAGCTGAAGAATATCTCAACGCAAAATATAATGCACAATCAGAAGAAACACCTAACGCACAACCAGAAGAAACACCTAAACCTTCTAGACCACGTGAAATCCCTAAAGGAACTTTATTATCTCATAATGGTAATATCTTCAAGTGGGAAGGTCAGATGTGGTCTAAAAAGACAAAGGATGGAAAATGGCAAACTGGTCCATCAAGTAAAGATATGTGGCCATTATTCCACGCAGCTGATGCAAAAGACGTAAAATATCCAAACATATAATATAAAATATTGTAACTATTATAATACTAATGCGATGCACAGGGCATCGGCTCAATCAATGAATGCGCTTCGTTTCACTTCGCTTATTCATTTTCATTCGCATACTGATTTAAGATTTACGCTTAATATATTTTCTTTACACATACTCTCTGTAGATTTGGACATACTTCTCCCCTTGCGGAGAGAAGTATAAAAAAAACACGAGAAGCTTTCGCTCTCTCTGTGAGTTCTACAACATACTAATTAAAAGGGATTCGCAAAACATGCGACGAAGGCGGTTGCTCTGTACCTTCGAAACGTTACCCTAGCTTCCTACAACGGACCCTCACACGCCGTAACTAGCCAACGTGAGTTTTGGGCAGTGGTTGTTATCTTTTTCACAGAGCCACTATCATTGATTCCTAAAATATTGTGTGCATTGCTTGTGTGTTAGGAAGAGCGAATCAGACCGCCCAATCAACAGGCTCACCTACTTAGTTTCGGCGCTCCACAAACTTAACCTTTTAAGGTAGCAACATTTATGCCTTATGCCTAAAATATGCCTTATGCCCGATATCTATTTTTCTTTTTCTTTACGTTCTAGAATACTCAATAACCATTCAAACTGTTTTGTTGACAGTTTAACTGATGATAGACTTGTTGAACTTAGTTTGTATTTCATAGATTCTATGAAATCTAGATCAACTGGTGTGAACTTCCGATATTCTTTATCGGTTGTTCTATGTCGTACTCTTTGTAATAAACTGAGGCGTGTTGCCTCGTCTAGAAAATGATATTTCATTTGATGCCTGATATGCCTTGGGGATTTATACCCTCGATGATGCCTCGTGCTTATACTTAGCACTAAATTTTTGTGTTATAAAATTTTTGTTCTTTAAGTGTAGGTTTTGGCGGAATAAATCTAACCGATCCTACCTGCTTATTATAGTACATTGGTGTACCATTGTCAAGTTCTTTAAGTAAAACATCTTCTTTTATTTGAAGTTCTACTTCACGGTAATACATTGATCCTTTTGTTTCATGTAATGACTCAATAATGAACTGGTAGTTATCAATGCCGTTTTCTTCTATTGCTGCATTTAAGTGGGTAGACGAACTTGTATAAGTTTTCCAGTCACTTTCTTTACGAACTATTTTACGGTTCTTGCGATTTTTAACTTTGACCCTCCGAATAGATTGGAATTGTTTTTTACCGATATACATTTTTTGTGTATCTTTTTCGATAATACGATATATAAATCCAAACCATTCAGAGGGGTCGAAGTCGTTAGGGTATTCCCAGTGTCCTGTGTCCATACCCTATTTATAAGTGGTTTTATGAAACTAATTTTAACAACGACTGTAGTTCTTCCCGCAGGGGGGGGCTATACTATCGTGTTTAGGTAGGTTAACTAGGATTAATTTTTTCATTGATTTTCTTAACTATATCCTCATGTGCTGACAGCCCAATATAAAAATCAAATCGTTCATCGGACTCTTCGATTCCTAGAAAATCCATTTTATCATAATAGATATCGGGGCGTATTCCCCATGGCTTAAAAAAGATTTCAACCTGTCCATAGCCATCGGCTTTCTCCTTGTCATTTACGGAGATATGCCACTCTTCTAGATCGGGATGCCTGATTACAAAACGGGGCATTGATTATCTACATATTTTTTTACCAGCATGGCCTGATGTTCATTGGAAGCAATGCCGGGATGCCTATTATCCTCGCCATAATCAACCCGAGATGATCTAAATGAATCGTAAAGATTTACCCATCGCGATGGCGACACGTCACTAATCTCGCCAAACAACTTGTCATATATTAAGAATATTTCGTCATCATCTCTATTTGCGGTATTAAGAAGTTCTTGCGTATATGGTGATAGGTCACCGGAAAGAAATGATTCTTTTTTATCAAAAAAGCCTTCGTCCCATACACACAGCCCGTTGATGTGTATGATTTCGATGTTATGCTTGTCTCCAAACGCGTTTAATGTATTAATGAATTCGGTTATTTTCACTAGTTCGCCATAATCATAAATCAACGATATAAAGCGATCACAAATAGGGCGAGTGTATGACAACTTTAAACTGCGATCATTTAAGTCATAATCTCGTCTCATTTTCATTGAGGCGCTGGTATCATATGTTTCTAATCCTACTTCAAACGTGTATCTTGGATACGAAGTCCACTGGCATATTATATAATCAATATCATCATATTTCGCAATAGCCGATGATGCTTGATAAAATATATCCTGATTGGACGCGCCACCTTTTCCTAAGTTAATGACATCATGCTTTTTAAAAATGTCATTGCGTAAAAGATTAACCCAAAATAAATCCATGTTCCTTTCCATGCCGTTGCCGAATGTAAAGGAACACCCAGTGAAAATAACCTTGTTCATTTACATGGCGTTCTTTTTGTCTTGAATTTCACCACGGCGTGTTTTGGATAGTTTACCCATCTCACCTAGTGCTTTCCGTGCACGTGCGGCGGCGGCTTTAACGCCCTTGCTTTCGAAAGTCTCGTGTTCTGCTAGATATGCTTCGTATTGTGATACAATTTGTTCGTGTGTGGTCATTATAAACTCCTTTACCATTCACTTGCTTTTTCAAGGGATGATTGTTTTGACGAGCATTTCGTCTGGCATTCATACCACTTGAATGTCTTAAAATCACCTTCCCAAAATTCATCATTAAATATTTGTGAAAGGGTACTTTTATGAAGATCGAACTTGCCTTGCCAATCTTCATTATGTTTGTAACGATTAGCTACCCAACAACACGGATAGAACTCGCCACGGCTATTGATAAACAATCCCTTTGATCCTACGTAACATAACGGCGTTACCTCATCGTGGGATGCGTTATCGTATAAATCTTTTATATCCTTCTGTGGGATACTTCTTTTTAGTATAGTATATTCTCTTTCAAATCTGTCAGTAGAAGATACGTACATGCTACTCGGCTCCAATGGATCGTTGTCGCCATATGACGGATATACACTGCCGAATTTTGTACTCTTGGTCAACTGAAATATATCCGCACCATGTTGTTTGGTTTGGGAAATCATATCGTCAATGTGATCTTCATTGAACTTGAATGCAATAACATCCCGAACAACGATTGCCTTGCTTCTACACATAATCATAAACCCCACCATGATGGAATCCCAGTCCGAATTCACACGGTATAAATTATTACTTCTATTATCCCATCCATCCATGCTGAAATGAATAACATCTCGTTCGCCTAACACCATTGCAAGCTTAGACCACCAATCTGCTGATTTGTATGATCCATTTGTCACAATAGTAATATCAACCTCGTAAGTTTTTAGGTATGTGATTACTGATATAAGATCACGTGCGTATATCGGGTCACCATCGTCGCCGCAAAATGTTACCTTTTCGACATCATCTAAAATATCTTTGGTAAAGTTCTTGGTAAAAAACTCCAAGTCAAGTTGTGTATTTATTAGACTCTCGGGTACTTCTGTTCTTGCACAACGAGGACACGCCAATGTACACTTAGAGCTAATTTCAATATGATAGTGCCATTTTGCTAACATTATGCTATTGTAACATCAGGGGAATACGTAGTATACCCGTTTTCTTTGGTTACTGTCAATACGTTATTAACACGTAATGCAAGATCGTCTTTATGACTAACAAGCCATACCGATTTTTTACGTTCACGTGAAATCTTCTTTAGAATACTCAGGCTACTATCGACACCACTAGCATCCATTCCTGAATCAATCAATTCATCAATAAACAATAGGTTTACAGGTTGGTATAGGTTTTCCCAAACGTCACGAAATGCCCAAGATAGACTTAGGATTAGTCGGTTACGTTCGCCCCTTGATAGATTATCAAAGTCTAAGTCACGGCCAAATTCCATAATTTCAACCGAAAGATCGTTCTGAAATTCTACAGTGTGTGGTAATCCGATTTTGTCAAGATAATAACACAGCCGTGCATTTAAGAATGATAAGTTTTGGTCGATAATTTTCTTACGAATATAACTGTCTTTGTTGGTCAGAAGCTTCAATAAGAAATCTTGATGATCACGTAAATTAGCTAGTTCGTTCATGTGATCATAAGAAATCACACTTAATGCTTCGTTTTGTAAATCGTCAATTTGTTCATCATATGGATCGGATTCGGCTTTGGCATCCTTAATCTGTGATGTGAGATGCGTTAAGCTTGAATTGTGATTATGTGCTTCATGTAACCCATTGTAAAAAGTATTTGGCTTATCGCCGGGATCAACGCAGTTATCGATAATATTAGCAATAGTATCAACTTCGCTTTGGTATTTACTACATTCCCGTGAACACGCATCATACTCTTCTTTAGCATCATTTATAAGGTGTTGGTGTTTTTCATCGTGTAAATCTCGGGCACATGTAGGACATTTCATATCTTCTGTTGTAACTTTAAGATTTCGTTCAGCCTTGATAAACGCATTTGTGGCTTTGTATAAAGTTTTGTCGGCTGTGTTTAATTTTTTAGCCAAGTCTTCAATTTCACCCACTTTTAATTTCCACACACCTAAATCTTCATGTGCTTTTAGTTCAGCTTCAATATCAACGTGTGATAAATCATCAAGTTGTTTATTGAGATTGGCAATCTTTTCTTCAATGCTTTTATGCCATAGGCGTTGTCGGCGTTGTAGACTTTCGATAGTTTCTTCGATTTTTTTATTTGATTCTTGTAATGTAGCGATCCTTACTTCTTCGGTTTTAATTGAATCCTTTGAAGATTTTAAATCGGTTTTAAGAACATTGGCTTTTTCGCTTAATAGCGTAATGCCGAGCAGTTGTTCAATAATCTGCCGCTGATCATTCGCCCGCATACTAAGGAACGGTTCCGAGTATGTGTTCAATGCTAAAATATGCTTGAACATATCATGCGACATATTCAGGAGTTTTTCGATATCTGCTTGTGTTTCACGGCTATCGCCCTGTGATTCATCGTCGGCAAGTTCTTGTTCAAGACCTTCGATATAAAAACGAAGGAAGTTTGATTTACGACCACGTTCTATTCGATAACTAGTGCCGTCTTTATCAAAATCGACAGATACGACCATGCCTTTTCCGTTTGTCTTATTGATAAGATTATTTACTTTGATCTTAGTTAAAGCCTGACCGTAAAGTGCATATGATAATGCGTTAATGATTGTGGTTTTACCAGTTCCATTACGTGCGCCCGCATCATCACCGCCTTGGTCAAGATTTTCACCAAGAACAAGGGTAAGATCGTCACGATCAAAATCAATCGCTTGGGTTTGATTTCCCACGCTCATAAAATTTTTAACGGTCAGTGTATTGATTTTAAAACTCATTTATATTCCAGTACGTGTATGATAAGTGATATTCTATTTTTATTAGGTTCGGTAATAGGTTCTATGCTGTGTGTACAATTATCCATAATAGTCAATGCACCAGCTTCTAATGGAACTTTTTTATATAAAGTACCATCTTCATTCCATAAATTAAATGCCCCACCCCATTCTTCTTTCCATTCGTGGTTTAGGTTACACACGATAGAAATAGTTCGTGAAAACCTTTCAGAATCGCCACCTTTGGTCCAAGGGTCTTTGTCACGATGCGGCGGCGATCCTTCACATAACGGTGGAGTTACTTTAACATCAACCCAATGTAAGAAATGTGGCGGAATAAGATCGCTTATCCGTAAATATAAATCTTCCCATTCAGGCGGTGTTGAATCGAGCCATTCTGTGGCATCCCAGTTTCCATCCCATTTATAATGATTATATAAATCAAATGACCACCCACTAATGTCATCATTGCTATCTTTAAAAAACACCCACTGCCTGTTTATCAATAACCTCTGAAACATACGAGAATGCTCGGATGAAACAAAATTCGGATCATAGTGTATTATATTTGGTAAGTAGCTCATGTACATCCTCGTATGATGAAAACCAGTCTTTATAGTCAATTCTATATTGTGTGTTTTTTCAATCCAGTAATTAAAAAATCCTTGGTCATGAATAGAATATTCATTCCAATTAATTGGCTTAGATTGTTCGAAACTATTAACTAATTTTTCAGCTTTGATAAAATCTATGTTTGATTGTACCATTTGTTGATGCATTAAATCAATATTATTATTCGGTTGGCCAAATACTTCGGCAAGGCGATGTTTCACTGATTCGAAATTAAAGAATAGGTCACTGATGTTTATTTCAAAAAAATCAGAACCGGGGCTAAATGTGTTTAAGTAATAGTCGTGATTATTATCTATGTGATGGTACGTGAGTGTAAACAACTCTCGTTCTTCCCAGTCATTCCCGTTTAAATTAAACAAACTATTTTCAGCTTTAATTTTACATGTTTGATGTACTATACTCTTTGCTCTGTCGTCGATGCATAACCGTATAATAAACGGGGCTTCTATCTTTGAAAATATAACATCTGATGAATTATCAAAACCTGAATCAACAAGTAAAACACTATGTTTGTCGCCGAAGTCAAATTTTGGTTGCAATTCAAATGATGGGTCACGGTGCCGCCATTTACTATAGTGCAACGGATACTGATGGCTAGTTCCTTTACTATCCAGTAAGAATTCGCCACCGCGGTCGAATACGCTGTCAAAACTTCTTGATAATAAGGCTGCTATAAAATGACCAAAACCGCCACTTGGGTAATCGACACATACTAACATTATAGGTTCCTATATAATCCCAATAATATCTTTGGGTCATAAAAGTCACTTTCAACTTGTTCTAGTTGTGATGATACGATAGTATCCACACTTTTGAAGTTAACGTCGCCTGTAAAATCATCTTTATATTCGGTGTTTTTAGTAGGTATGAGATTTAATTCACGTAGGTCATATTTGTCCATAAATTCTTCTTTAATAAAGTTTGCTTCTTCATATGATATATCAATATCGAGTGATACCCGTGCAAATGTTTTTGGTAATAGGATTTCATCTGGTTTTTCTAGAAGTGTAGAGAGTTTAAGGGTGCGATACTTGGGTGCGTCAGGCCAAGCGATGTGATTTGGCTCACCTCCCCATTGGATAATTGTTGCGCCTCGCTCATCGTCCCAAGCATCGGAGTAATTATGCGGAAATGCATTACCAATGTATTTCACATTACCCTGAACCTGTCTGTGGTGGAAGTGACCACTATAGACTTGTTCGACACCCTTAAAATCATGCACGGTAATATCACCGTGATCAGGCATACGCACCATTGCGTTCATGTAGAAGTGGGGCAACTCAAAGTGACCAAGAAGATATTTTGCTTCCATCTTTTTTACCTTCTTGTGATCGTCACCTACTAGCCATGGTGCAATAGCCACATCGCCTTCGTTAAAGAAATCATTAACGATGGTAATGCCTTTAATGTTTCTAGCCCATTCTGCACTCTGAATATCCCGACGATCACGATAATATAAATCATGATTGCCGGGAATAAAGAATACTTGACTAAAAGCATTTGATAGTTTTTCTAAAGCTTGTAGACTGTAGTTTAGCGTCAAAATATTGATGCTCGCACGAGCGTGATGCCAATCACCTAAGAAGAAACAAGTTTCACAATCGTTCTTCTTTCCTTCAGTGATTATCCAATCAACGAAATCGGCACAATCTTGATTATGTAGTTTTGAATTACTTTTGTTGCCAAAATGAATATCAGTAAACATAATAGCTTTTTTAAATAGATTACTCATTAGTTGCCCTTTTTATTATATACTATTATATCGTATATGCAAGAGTAATGTCTATATATATAATATATTAAATATATATTGCATTACGCAACCCGTTCGCATATAAATAGTATATAAGGAGAATTTAATGCTACAAGAAATACTTAAACTATACCGAGATGGAAATATATCAACCATCAAATTAAGCAGAATGCTATCTACAAATACTACCTTACAAACTGAACTGAACTTGTATTGCGATTTATCTATACCAATGATGGGTAAATTCTATATGTACTTGAATGATATTAATGAAAAATCAGTAAACTGCGGCGAAGGTGTTCCTAAGCGTTTTTTATCTCTTTCTAAGGGCTTCATGAATTATTGCGGTAATCAATCTACATGCGTATGTAATAAGTTGAATGCCGATACTAAACGAAAATCTAAATCGCACGATGAGAAACTTAATATAATTAAAAAACGAAAAGCAACAAATAACATTGTATATGGATGCGACTTCGCTAGTCAAACATCCACCACAAAGCGCAAAGCTGCCAAAACGTGTATTGATAGATACGGTAGTGTATCGCCTATGATGAATGTAGACATCCAACACAAATCCCAACATACCTGTTATGAAAATCATGGCGTTTCGTTCCCGCAGCAAAACAAGAATATCTATGATAAGACATGTGATGTATTTGAGGATAGATATGGTAGCCCGCGTCCTGCGCAAAATTCAGAGATTTCAAAAAAAACAACTATCACGCTGAAGTCCAGTATATATAATGATGTCATTCAAATACGTGATAACGCTACTCCGTTATTTGATATGAACGAATATGCTACCGCCCAAGCAGATGCGTCATTTAACTGGCAATGTAAACAATGCGATCATATATTTTCTCAACCTATACTACCGGGACTAAACGCACGATGTTATATATGCCATCCTAAAACCGAGTCTGTAGGTGAATATAAAATCAGACAATATTTGAATAAACAAAAGATAAAATACATCCACCAAGATCGCACAATTATTGGACCAAGTGAGTTAGATTTTTATTGCCCAGACCAAAAAGTAGCTATTGAATATAACGGATTATACTGGCATTCGGAAGTAGTCAATCAAGATAGATCGTATCATTTATCTAAACATAAAAAGTGTATGCAACTTGGAATTACGTTATTGCACGTATTTGAACACGAATTGGAGCATAAATCTGATATTGTATTTTCAAGGATTGGATCGGCATTATCAAAATCACAAATCAGCATAGGCGCACGAAAGACCACGATTAGTATAATTGATAATAAAATAGCATCTGAGTTCTTAAATAATAATCACTTACAAGGCAGTGCTAATGCAAAATATTCATTAGGGTTGATGCATAATAATGAGTTGGTATCGGTTATGACATTTGTGCGAACTCGTTATTCTAAAAAATATGAATACGAGATGCTTAGATTTGCATCTAAGAATGGATACAATGTTCAAGGCGCGGGGTCGAAATTATTCAAATTCGCGTGTAACACATATGATTTTAAATCAGTAGTTAGTTACGCGAACTTGTCTTGGGGAGAAGGGGATTTTTATTCTAATCTAGGATTCGTGAAAAGCCATTCTTCTAAACCTAACTATTGGTATTTCAAAGGACTTAATGTAGAAAGTAGAATAAAATATCAAAAGCATAAATTACCACAAGAACTTCATTATTTGGGGTCTGAGTGGGAAATAATGAAGTTCTTGAAATTCAATCGGTTCTGGGATTGCGGTAATAATGTGTGGATATGGGAAAAATAATTATTTCTTCTTTGGCTTATTTCCCGCCTTGGTTATATCAGTTGCTGCTTGCCATTGATCTGGCTGTGCCAACGCTTGTCGGGTGTAACTTGGGGTCAATCCGTTCATTTCAAGAATATCATCCCGTATATTTTGACCACGTTTTTCGATATTTAAAACTCTCGTAAATGAAGCGTTAATTATTGCGGTATAATACGCAAATGGATTTTGTGATTTACTTTCGTCGAACTGAAGTCCAACCTGTGAAAGCTGCATTAACGCTTGTTGTTGCATTTCATCGTTATATGTGTTTCCTGTTAGATAAATTGTGCCATTCCTACGTGCCATGAACGACCCGTACTCAGTTTCCGGGCACCATACTTTCCCATGATAATCTACAGTTGGTTCATTTGGATGATGCACTTTGCTTCTTCCGCTACCACTTCGTTTACCCTCATATAAGTTTACATTCTCCATGCGAGTTACATTTTTCTTTTCTGATAATAAATTCACATTGAATATAGTCGTTGGTTTTCCAAATGATGTGATTTCATTCAACTTATGAGTTGTTCTGATGCCAGCAATAGTACATAGCGCTAAGAAACTATCGACGTGTTTCTTATCCTTCTGACAATAGCTTTTCATGTTGCCACTTCTAATCCATCCATCCCCATCAATCATGGTATCGATGAGAAGTGATCTCTGTTTTTGTGTTAATGATAAAATAAAATCCATTGGCAGGACTTTATCTGTTATCACATCATTTACTTTATTGCATATGTCTTTGTTTAATGTGAAAGAAATCAATTTATCGAGTATACTTTCTGAAAAACCAGCATTTAGTGAATGTAGACATTCACGAATTCTATCAGCGTGAGTGCCTTCGTTTTGATACACAGATATTCTGGTATAATTTCGTGATTTATCGTTATAGAAATTTCCCTCAGTAACAATCCAACCGATGAGTTCAACGAATGCATCGCTGTGAATGCTTTCGCCATCTTCTACTGGCTCACCAGTTAAAATAATTTTATCTTTTTCCAAAATGTATTCAACTTCTTTTAACCCAGAGTCGGTAATAAATTTATGGCGAGGAGTTACTAATGCATCCATCCCGCGAACTGTCATCTTGAACATTTTTCCATCAAAATCATCTCTGAATATTGATTTAATGGATGACCACGTTAGCTTGTTGTCGGTATACGATAGAATGGTATCGTGATCGGTGATTTCGTTTATTCCCAACCACCCTCGTTGTGTCAACGCTTCCGTTTTTTCATCGACACAATATCCGCGCCAGTTATATCTTGAACCATAGCGTTCGCACAGTTTCATAAACATACGACCAAGTTCATCGGTCATTCGTCCACGATCTTCCTTGAAATATCCATTATCCATTCCGCCTTCCCAATGCGATTTTCCTACCATAATAAGTTCATTATCATCATTAAATGAATAATGTGCAAACGGCGGGAAATATAATCGCACGTGCCGGTCTGCTACTGATTTAGGATTTTTCTTACGACCCGGTTCTTCGGGAATATGGTCAAAGGTATGGACACGAAATACCACATCTTGTTTTGGAATCTTTTTCCAGTTTAATAGTTCAAAATCACTTAACTTGACGGTTTCACCAGCTTTCTTTGCTATATGAAACTGATTTTTCTGAAGACGATCCGCACGATTTCTTTTTGCTTCGGCGATTGTTCGGATGTTGATCCTGTCAATTGATGGTAGGATGATATCATAATCTTTGAAATAATCGTCTACGAATGAACAATATGTGTTCTTACTTAGGTGTATTTGACGTAATAAGTCTCTGTTGTTTAAATATTTTTGTCTAGCCATTCCTGTCCTTGGGGTTAAAAAAGTATAATACTATTTATTACTGTATTATATACGTACATTAATAATAGCATAAATACTATAGTAAATGCAAGGAAAAAGTGAATAAAATGCCACCAGTAGCACCAAGTAATAATCGTCTACCTTCAAGTCAAAATCAAACTAATAGTTTGTTTGGTGTTGATATTTCACGTGGCTTGAACTCGGTTCTTAGACAAGCGAAGGATGTGGTTGGGAATATTGTTAATCCAAAAGACCGACGTTTGGGAAATGCAGGATTATCAGCTGGTGCACAAGCATCAGATAGAACACCGACTACTGCTAAGTTTAATGAGCAGGATTGGCGTGTTAGACTTAGTTTACCACCAAAGAACCCGTATTTTTACAATGATACGGCGAATGCAGTAATGCGTCCATTAGCAGCAACGGCTGGTCTTATATGGCCATATACACCACAAGTAATGCTTTCGCATAGTGCATCATATGCATCATCGCAACCTACACATAGTAACTATCCGCAGTTCTTTTATGGTTCTTCGGCGGTTGATCAAATCCAAGTAACTGGTGAATTCACGGCACAAAATGCATTAGAAGCTGCATATATTGTAGCAACTATTACTTTTTTACGTAGTGTAACTAAAATGTTTTTTGGCAATGATCAAAATGCAGGAACCCCGCCGCCTGTTCTACGATTGAATGGATATGGCGATCATATTTTTAAAGATGTTCCAGTGGTAGTGACTACTTTTAACTCAGATTTTAGCGGCGACGTTGATTATATTAATGCGTTTGTTAATACCATCGATAGTATTAATACTGGAAATACACGTGCAGATGGCAGTGGTGCCGAACGCCGCATCGAGAATCTATTGCAGCGGCCTACACGTGTGCCAACAAGAACTAATATTACAGTTGGACTTCAGCCGCTATATAGTCGTGATCAAATGAAGCAGTTTGGACTTAGTGACTTTGCGGCAGGACGACTTATTGATAAAGGCGGATTTATTTAATGGCTGTTTCGTATACTTCGACCTCACCCTATCTTGATACTGGTAGATTTGGAAACTATCTGGACGTTATGACCAAACGTCCGATACCCCGTGCGCCAGACGATGTTGTATATGAGATTCAACAAGTGTATCAATACCGCCCAGATATGTTGGCATATGACCTTTATGGCGATGCTGGATTATGGTGGGTATTTGCTGCTCGTAATCCAAACACTTTTGAAGACCCTATTTGGGATTTTAGTGCAGGGGTATCTTTATACCTACCTAAACAGGCAACACTTATTGAATCATTAGGATTATAAAATGGCTGAAGTAGACGTTAATGGCGGCGTAGGTGAAGGCGATTACGGTGGCGATTTTACCGACCCAAAAAAAATAGAAACCCCGCAACCACCATTTCCATCGTCGTTTTGGAGTGATGTTGTTGAGGAACCAGAAGCATCAGGGATTGATGTAAGTGTTTCGGATTTATCGAACAATATTAATCAACAGCGAGCCACAGCAACTTCTACGCAAAGTATAGTTGATGATGCAGCGCAAGATGCTTTTGAAACCCGTGATACTATTACCATCGAGCAAAGTCGAGCATTGAAAAATGAACGGGATGCGGTATCTGCACGAGTAGCAAACAAGCAGCATATCGATGAATTAAAAAAGAAACCATCACAAGGCAGGGATGGGATTGACGTATATGATGAAGATTATCGCAAAATAAATCCACCAAAAACAAGTGGCAACGATGACGATCATTCTTTTGCCCGTAAATCGACACCTGAAAAATCTATTAGTGGTGAATCACAATCTGTCGCTGTAAATAGACAAGAAATAAAACTGAATATCGATAAACAGGATAATATTTTGGATGCATATTCGAACTATACATATAATATTGATTTGTATTTATTAGACGATGATACATATAATACGATGGTATTGAACCCAACATCTATTGCTGCTGTACGCAATCGTCTTATTATTAGTTCAGGAGACAAGCGATATCCAGTAGGAATGCGTAATAGTGAGTTTGATGATACTTTCTATATTGATGACCTTGAAATGAAAACGGTAACGCCAACTACTGGTAAAAGTAAAAATACGAACGTCACTAATGTCAGCTTTAAAATCATTGAGCCATATGGTGTGACGTTACTTGAACGTATTGAAAATATGGTTCGTGATACATTCAAGCCCGGTCTACGTCCGAAGATGTATTCGCAGCTCCCATATCTTATCAAGATTACGTTTGTCGGATATGACAAAGATGGCGTTCCTAAAAAGATTGACAACGCCACCCGATATATTCCAGTAAAACTAACTTCGTTGACATTTGATGCGAATGAAGGTGGTGCCACGTATGCAATAAATGCCGTGCCATATAATCAGGAAGCAATGTCAACCACAAGTATTGTTTTGCCCAAGATGATTCAGATTGCAGGAAAGACAGTTGAAGATTTTTTGAATAACAGTGTCACTGTATTCGATAAAGTGGATAGAGACAAAGACAAAATTAGGAATGATAAAGCCTCACAATCGGCTCGTGCGAATAATAGTGACGTAGCTCCTACGACAAGAGATGTATCAACCTATAGTTTTGAAAGCTTAGAAGACTTGCTTAATAAATATTATATCTCATTGACCAGTAATAATCTGGCAGCACAAAGTCGCTTTTTGCCAGCAGAAATGAGAAAGAAACTTTCAACATCTGCTGGTTGTCCGGGCGAATCCATACGTAGACGGGATTATCCTGATACTGTTGAGTTTGTGTTTTATGAAGATATAGGCAAGAGTGCTATCGAATATGATTCACTTCAGCTTGAAAATATACCTAACACCTCTACCTATGAAAACAACGCTTTCTTGCAGCATTTCGTGTCAAGTATCAGCCCGTCATCATATAAGTTGGTTGATAAAACCACCTTGCGATTAAATGCAGGAACAAGTATTATTAAGGTTATTGAAGTTATTATGCTGCATAGTTCTTACATTCAGGATCAGCTTAAATCAACCGACAATGATAAAAACAAACCGCTTAAATGGTTTAAAATAACACCTCGTGTTTTGTTAGGTGAGTGGGATAGTAAAATAGGTCGCTTCGCATACAAGATCAGGTATACTATATCGCCTTATATGGTATTTAATATTAACTACCCGAAAGCACCTCGTGGAAATCCTAAAGGTAATGGATATCATAAGCAATATGATTACATTTATACTGGACAAAACACAGATGTTCTTGATTTTGACATCAAATATAATATTGCATATTACAGACAATCTACCCTTGGTATTGGTGACGAAGCACAGGAAGCGGATGATCCAGAAAATGAATCAGGTGATGTAAATACACCAGTGCATTATTCGGCAAAGCCTAAAGCGGTAAGTTCTGGACTTCCAGATAAAGGTCAGGGTTCGTTAGCTTTATCCGCAAGAGATTTGGCAAAGACCGTTTTGACCGAGGGACCAGAAATGATTGGTTTGAAGTTAAATATCATCGGTGACCCTGCGTTCATTATGCAATCAGAGATTTATAGTCAGGATCATATTGATCCACTGAATAATCTACCAATGACAGCATTCTTAGATGACGGAACCATTAACTATGATTACGGCGATCTGCTTATAAATATGAACTTTAAGTTTCCATCAGATTACGGCAGCGATGGTCTTATGCAACTCG